ATCCTATTGCGGGTGATATTGTTTTTTTTGATTGGAATAAAGACGGCCGTTATGACCATACAGGAATATTTGTAAAATGGTTAAACGAAAATGAGTTTGAAACTATTGAGGGCAATACTGCAGTAGGTAATGATTCAAACGGGGGTCAAGTAATGCGAAGAAAACGAAATAAGAATGTGGCTATATTTGCTCACATATAAACAAAAAAACCGCTCTACTAATAGGGCGGTTTTCTTTTCAAAACTAAACTAAAACTATGAAAAAACTAACTAACTGACACAAATATAATGCTTTTTTGTTAATTGTAAACTTTTTTTGCTAAATTTGTTTAAATAATTCTAAACTAAACAATTATGAGTAAATCAAAATTTAGCATTTACGATGAAAAAATTACCGAACTACTGCAACAAAACGCTAACTTATCTAATACAGAAGTTGCTCAATTAGTTTTAAACACAAAAGATTCAACAAGACAAAATTCAGAAGTTGACACACTACGAACTTACATTAAAAGAAGTAAAAAAAGATTATTAGACCAACACGAGGGAATTTATAATGCAACCGATTCTTTAGACGTTCCAAACACAAGCGTAAAACATATGTGGTTAAAGGACAAAGAAAAAAGTATCTTTGTTAAAAATCCAAATTATGTAGAGAATGAAGAAAATGATTTTTCTAAATTACAAATCGAATTAATTAAAGAGTTACAAAATTACGTTCCTAAATATCCTCAAATAAAAAGAGAGTATAACGAAAATAAAAGGCTTTTTGTATTCGACCCTGCTGACATACATATCGGAAAACTATGTAGTGCTTTTGAAGTTGGAGAAACTTATAACAATCAAATAGCTGTTCAACGTGTTTTAAAAGGTTGTAAGGGTATTTTAAACGAAATAGATACCAATACAATAGATAAGATATTATTTGTTATAGGAAACGATATTTTACATATTGATAATGCAAAAAGAACAACTACAAGCGGAACGCCTCAAGATACTGACGGAATGTGGCACACTAATTTTTTAATTGCAAAATCTTTATATGTAGATATTATTGAGATTCTTATGCAAGTTGCCGATGTTCACGTGGTTTACAATCCAAGTAACCACGACTATACAAATGGTTTCTTTTTAGCACAAGTAATTGAAACGCATTTTAGAGATTGTAAAAATGTAACGTTCGATACTACAATATCGCATAGGAAATATTTTACTTATGGTAAAAACTTAATAGGGACTACTCATGGTGACGGTGCAAAAGCTCAAGATTTGCCATTACTAATGGCTCACGAAAGTAAAGATTGGAGTAATTGTAAACACAAATATATTTATTCTCATCATATGCACCATAAAATTAGTAAAGACTACATGGGCGTTTGTGTTGAAACATTAAGAAGTCCAAGTGGTACAGACTCATGGCATCATAGAAACGGTTATCAGCACGCCCCAAAAGCAGTTGAAGGATATATACATGACAAAGAACATGGTCAAATACAAAGAATAACACATATATTTTAAACAAATACAAATTATGACAAAAATTAAAATTATACTTATAGCTTTTTTATTAACTTCTTGCGGTTCTGTTAAAAAATCAAGTACTGAAACTGAAATTAAAACGGAATCGGAAAAGAATACAGAAATAGACGCTACTAAATTTAGTAACTCTTTTACTTTAGAGCCAGTTGATTTAAACAAACCAATACTTTTGGGAAAAGATACAATTTATAATACACGTGTTATTTATAACAATTCTAAAGAAGTAATCAAAGAAAAAAGCAATGAAGTAAATAAAAGCGATTTAAAGCAAGATATTCAAACAAAGGATAAAGATTATTCAGTAGTAATTGAAACGCTTGCAAATAAGTTTATTTGGCTAATTGGAATACTATTTGTACTTTATTTCATTCTAAATTATATTAAAAGCAAAACCACCTTGTTATAGGTGGTTTTTTAATTTAAAACGGACATTCATTTTTTACCTTTGGTTTAACTATTTCTACTTTCTCACGTTCTAATTTTTCGCTTATTGCATCACGTATGAAGTCACAAACCCTGATGTTATAAGTTTCTAATTTCTTTAAAGTATTAAATTGAACTTCTGACAGCTTTATTACTTTAGATTTTGTATATTTTATAGGCTTTGACATAAATAAGTAATACTTTTATAGCGTTTAGCGAATAGTTAGTGGCAATACTCCGAAGCCCTCCGAACAGCGACATCGTAATATTGTTTTTCCTTTTCTATTCCAATTGATTTGCGATTTAATTTGATACAAGCCAAATTGGTAGTTCCTGAACCCATTGTATTATCTAAAACCATATCGCCTTCGTTTGTGTAGGTTTTTACAAGGTATTCTAATAGCTCTAATGGTTTTTGCGTTGGATGTTCTCCTGTTTGTCTTTTTACAAATTGAATGGAAGACGGCACTCTCAATTCAGCCACTTTAAATTCAGCACCTTGAAACAATCCATAGTTCTCACTTTTTTTATAGTGTTTATTTGTTGCTCCAACACTTTTACTTCCACTACCTTTTCTTTCTTCCATTTGCTTATTATACGTCCATTTTCTATTAGCAAATACTAATATATTTTCGTGTTCTTTCATTGGTTCTCTTACTGTATTAGCAAAGTTACTTCCTTTATCTTTTTGCCAAACCCATTCGTGTTTATAGTTTTTTGGATTACTCATTACCAATGCACTTGTAAAAGGTTGTGAAGAAAATAAAACGACAACTCCGTTTTCTTTCAATACTCTATTATATTGCTCCCATAGTTTATCCAATGGCAAAATACTATCCCACTTATTTTGAGTAGTTCCGTAAGGCAAATCGCAAATAATAGCATCAATTGATTTATCCTCTATAAAAGGAAAAACATCGAAGCAGTCTGCGTTCACAAAAGTACTGCCACTAACACGGGTTTGGCAAAATGGCTGTTCAGTAATTCTATCAATCATTCGTTCTTAATTTTAAAGTTTAGTAATTCTATTTAGCTTCGGGTTCAGCCACTTCGCCAAGCCCGAAACCGTTACCAGCAATGCCAGCGACCGTGCTAAAATAACCGTAATTGTGATTTAAAGTCATTAAAACGCTTTTCTTGTTTCTCATAATATTCTTGGTCTATTTCAAATCCTACAAAGTTGAACCCGCCTTTATACGCTGCAATCCTACTACTTCCACTTCCTAAATGAGTGTCTAAAATCAAATCATTTGGCTTTGCGTATTCTTTCAAAATAAAGTCATACAATGAAGTGGGTTTTTGCGTTGGATGAATTTTTGGCTCACCATTATTTATATAGGCATCAACTCTTGTTTTATCATAAATTTTGAAAGTGTTAAAACTCGTCTTTGCCATTTCGCCATCTTTCATATTTCCATTTTTACCTTTATTCCAAATAATAACACCATTCAATACAACTTCGCCAAAATAGTTTCCTCCCCAAATGATTTGATTTTTAGAAACCCTAAATAATTCATCCCAATATTCAGCAGTAGGTATTTCATTATCCCAATTTGTTTTATGGTATTGCTTCCATTTCCCTCCGTTACTTATTCTTCCTTGTTCAGCTTGTTTATTTTGCTCTACATCGTAATTTATCCCATAAGGCGGATCAACTATTGCCAAATCAAAATGGTTGGCTGCATAGCGTTTTAATGCCGTTACACAATCTTCCAAATAGACCTCCGATGAAGGCACTGCTGGTAACACGTGCTTTGCAAAAGCGGGGGTTTCCGTTTTCAAAGGAACATCTGTATTAAATATATCATTCATCTTTCTAATTAAATTTAGTGGTTAAAAGCCCCGCCTTCGCAAAGCACCATACGTTATAAGCCATTTTCAAGAAACTCTCTAAAAAGAACTCTTGAGTCTAAAAATTGATTTTTGTAGTACCAATAAACACCTGTTTGATGCTGTTTTTTTTCTACGTTATTTTTAATCCAATCTGCAAATTTTATCAATAAGTTTATACCTTCGAGTTTGTCACTTTCTAGTTTTGGAATTGGATTACTTTCTAATTCAATGTACTCATCATTTTTAATGAATAAAACATCTAAATACATACTTTTAGTAGATTTTGTTTCGTAAGTTTGCAAAAAAATATCGTTTATATCTTTGTTATATTTATTAGCTTTTTCAAAACAAAAACGGCTTATAACAGCGGTTATACAAGATTGTTGCAATTCGGCATTTTTTGAAATATTATTCATAATTTTAAGTATTAGTTTGTGTTTGTGAGGTCAGTTTTTAATTCGGCAACAACCTCGTATAGCCGCAAACCGTTAACCGCTATTTAAACTCAACTTTGTGGATAGTTTTACCATCAAATGAAAACGGAAAAGTTTTACTTTTTAATGAATGATAAGGCAACCCAAATTCCAAACATAGTTTTTTGAAATTACCTCTTACTATTGGTTCTTCGCAACCCATTAGCATTACTATTATATTTTTTCTTTGCATAATATTATAAATCTATTGTTAGCCAAAATTTAAACCACAAAAATCTAATTTCAAATAAAAAATATTCATTCATAGTAATTGGGTTATCTGTTGAAATAATAAACCCTATTCCTTGAAACCTTTTTAAAATCCCAAAGAAATAAGAATATTTTATGTTTTTTTGTTTTGATGTAATCATATTTTTTCAGTTCTAATATTAGTAATAACAATACTGAAAAAACCATTAGTTTTTATGTAGTGTGGTGGCTGTATTAAATTAACAATATCATTGCCATCGTAACAAATAACACTTTTATCGTGGTTTAATAAAGGATTTTTATTAATTAAACTTTGCATAAAAAATCCTTGTTTATTTGTTATTGTAAATTCAGTTTTAGTTATTATAGCTTTTGTATCGTTTTCGGAGTCTTTACTCCAAACTTGGTTAGTAACGCAAGTTTTTAAATTCCTTGCGTTACTTTTAAATGATAAATATAAATCTTTAGCAGTCATAATAAAATTAATTAGATTTTCTTAAATCAGTTAAAAACTCATCAATAACAATTTTCATCATTTTATTGTTATGTTCATTTCTTATATAAGTCATTCCAATAGAATTAAATAATATTCTTGCCTCTTCTATTGTAATGTTTTCACTTGTGCAAATTGTTTTGATAGTTGTCATAATTTCTTTGTGTTTATTATTATGATGTAAAGATACAACTTATTTTTATATACACAAACTTTTTTGTAATTATTTTTAAAATATTTCTAATTTATGTAAAAACAGCGGTTAACAAGTGTTTTGCTCAATTGTGCCGAAAGTAGTTTGCAATTAGGCACAACTGAAGCAAAGCACCATACGTTAGCGGATATAGTTTCGTTTATCATTTATAAGAACATTTGCAACTGCGCTACGTGATTATTGATGCGTTCCATAGCTTTGTCGTAATACTCTTTATCTAGTTCACACGCCACAAGGTCAAATCCGTAATCGTGGCAGGCTATCGCAATACTTCCGCTACCTAAGTGCGTATCGAGGATTTTATCGCCTTGTTTGGCGTATTTGTCTAAACAAAACTTGTATAAATCAACAGGTTTTTCAGTTGGATGTATTTTATTCATATTTCCGTATGCTTCGACTCTACTCATTCTAAATGCTTTTGCAGAAGTATCAAAAGAAGTCCAAGCAAACTCAAAATCCGCACCGCTAAACATTTGTATTTTATCCCAAATTAACATTCCTCTAGTGCTTGATAAATATTCTAGCATATAATTTCCTCCCCAAATTATTTGATTTTTAGATACTCTTTTTAGTTCAGAAAAATATTCTTTTGTAGGCAAAACATCCCATTCAACGTGTTTTGTCGTTCTTACAAATTTACTTCCTCTTTTTTCACCACTTAATAAACTATGCCCAATCCCATAAGGCGGGTCAACTATTGCAAGGTCAAAATATTTATCAGGATAACGAGCCATTAACTCCATATTATCCTCATTTGTTACTGTTATCATTTATAAGTACTTTTTGTTGTTAATAATCCACTACATCCGCTAACAATCGCTACAAGCTAGTTGCCGAAATTTAGCAACCGCATAGGCAACCAGCGTGTAGCTTGAGCGTTAGGTGCAATGCCAGCGGACACCCTAAAACATTCGGAGTTGGCTGACAAAATCTTTAAAACGCTTTTCTTGTGCTTCATAATAATCTTTATCTATTTCAAATCCTGTAAATTGTAACCCCGCCTTATGGCAAGAAATACGACTACTTCCGCTTCCAACGTGGGTATCTAAAACATTTACACTTTCTCCCTTAAAGTTATTCAGTAGCCAATCGTAAATATAAACAGGCTTTTGAGTTGGATGTATTCTATCCTTTCCTCCATTTGTTTCTGCTTTACTACTTTTAGTTACTTTCAAAAGCTGTTTATCAAATGAAGTCCAAGCTAATTCACCGTGAGAAAAGTTAAATGTTTTATCAAATTGTTTATCCCAAAACACCCAGCACTTTGAAGGTTTTAGGTATTCGGTAAAATAGTTTCCACCCCACACAATTTGATTTTTAGATACCCTAAACAACTGCTCCCAATATTCCGCTTTCGGTATTTCATTATCCCAATCCTTTCTGTCGTATTTCTCCACCATATCCCAAGTTGATGGTCTATCGGGTTTACGAATATGTATTGCTCCATCAACTCCAATCCCATAAGGCGGGTCAACTATTGCCAAATCAAAGTAATTATCAGAAAAGCGTTTTAAACCCTCTACACAATCCTCATTATACACCACAGAAGGCACTGCACCTAACACGGTATTGGCAAAATTGCCGTTCTGTTTTTCAATTAAACTTTC